AGCGTCACGCTCACCATTAAGAGCGATAGATCGTTTAAAGAAAGCTGCGAATTTAGAAGCTACAAAGAAGGAAGTTGAATTATCTGATGGAACGGTATTTGAGATGTGGGTATCACCTTTAACAATGGCAGAAAGAGAGAGAGCACAAAAAGGAGCAAAATCTGATGATGCAAATGAGTTTGCATTAAGGCTTTTGATGACAAAAGCCTTAGATGAGAACGGTAGCAGGTTATTTAATATTGGTGAAATTGATGTTCTGAAGAATGAAGTAAGGGATGCTGATCTTCAGACTTTAATGCTTGCGGTTATTAATACAGAGGATGATGACATCGACCCAAAATCCTAAGTGCGGAGCTGCGTAAAGATAATTTGTTGATGCTTCAGTTTGGTATTGCAAAAGAGCTAGGTAAATCTTTAGTAGAAATTCGTCAGATGACTTTAGAAGAAATCTTAGGTTGGAGTGCTTATTTTCAAGTTCTTAACGAAGATCAAGAAAAAGAAATGCAAAAAATTCGCAGAAGTAGGTAAACTGTTGAAATATTAGGGATTCTGGGTCGTGGCAATTAACGAAGAAGTCATAACCGTTAATCTGAATGTCAATATTACTAAAAGTGAAAGGCAGCTTAAAAAGACTGAAGCAAGATTAAAAAAAATACAAGATTTAGCCGCAGGTATTAGTAAAGGAACTTCTTTAATTGATGCAAGATCAGTTAAAGGAGGAAAAGCTGCTTTAGAAGGATTTAAAAAAACATTAGAAGATTTAGCTAAAAGCAATAAAAATTACGCTACGACAACTGCTGGATTAGACCGTCAATTAGGAAAATTAAGAGCAACTTTTAGAGGAATAAGTACTGATGCTAAAGAATTTAAAGATGCGTTAGTTGCTTCTGAAAAAGTCCAAAGACAACTATATAAAGCACAACAAGAAACAAGAGCTATTAGAGGAAGAGCTTTAACAGGAGGGGATGCTGGAGGAATTGTTTCTGAATTAATTGCTCAAAAAGGTCAGGTATATCAATCAATTAGTGCATTAAGAGCCTATAGAAGTGAATTAACACGGTTAAAAGAAGCTGTAAGAATGAATAGTAGTGAATTTAATGAATTAGAAAAAGAAATTAAACGAGTAGATGGAATATTAAATAAGCCTAAGAGAAAAAGACCACAAGATATAAAAAGAAATATTGGAGGCATTACAGGTCGAGAAAAAGCATTACAAGAAGCATTAAGGATTCAAAATGAAACAGAATCAAGTGCTTTAGGTTATAGAGATGCAGTTTTAGGTGTTAGAGAAGCTCAAAAAGCTTTAAATGCTGAATTAAGGCAAGCAGCAAGAATCCAATCACAAATTAGTCAATCAACAGTTAGTTGGGGAAAAGCTTTTTCTGATTTAAAAAAATTAGGAGGAGGATTGGCAGGAGGATTAGCAAATGTAGGAGGAAAAGCTGGAGGTGTTTTAAAAGGAATAGGAAGTTCAAGAGTTGGTCAAATTGGATCAGCAAGAATATTTAGTGATTTAATTAAAAAAGTACCTGTTGTTGACAAAGCTTTTGGTCGTCTTCTTCAAAAGATTCCGTTATTTGGAAAATTATTAAATGAAAATACTTCTGTAAATGCTCGTTGGGCAGCACAAATTTTAGAGGGAATTACAGGAATAACGCTTGCGTGGAACGGATTAAATCAGATTATTTCTGCTGCACAGGCTTTTACTGCATTTGAACGTCAAGCAGCCATAGCGATTAACAGTGTAGCGAGGATGTTCAAGAATCTATATAACGTAGCTGGTGCAATGATGATGGGCCTAATTAGCCCTGGTCAAGTAGGACAAAATCTTTGGGATCAATTAAATGATAGACCAGAAGTATTAAAAGCAAGGCGTGGTCGTTCAAGAATTGAAAGTTTAGAAAATCAATTACCTAAATATAAGGAAGAATTTAAAAATACAGAATTATATGAATACGACAGGATCGAGTTAAAAGCAAGACAAATATTAGAAATAGAAGGAGGTATTACAGATGAGCAAAGAAGTCGAATATTAGTAATGAAAAGAATGCAAGCCGAGATGGGAGGGCCAGTTTGGAATCAATATGGCAGTCCAGCAGGGCCAGGTTCTAAAGGTGCAGGTTGGGGTTCAAATGCTCAAGACAGATTAGGAGATGTTCAACTTAGGATCGGTGAAGCTATTACTGCAAATAGCTTAGAAAATAGAAATGCAGTAAGTAAATTATTTTTAGAAGAAAAGAAAGTAAATGCTGAGTTAGCTCGAAGAAAAGAAATTTTAAGAGTTATTCGTCAAGGAGTTGAAAATGTCAATTTAAGCGTTCAAGCACAAAGAGATTTATTTGGTACAAGTAATGCAGAAGCTTTACAAGCTCAAAAAGAACAATCACCTCTTTATGCTAATGACCCTGTAGCAAATGCAGCCAGAAGAAGAGCAGGAAAAAGAGGTGCAATTCAAAGAAAACGGCAAAGAGCACAAATATTACAGGAAGGATTAATGCTTGGAGCTGGTTTTCCTATTTTATTTGGAGGAGGGCCAGGTGCAATTCTTGGTGGTGCTGGTGGTGCGTTATGGCAAGGAACACGCAAAAAACCAGAAAGAGGTTTTGGAGGACAAATATTAGCTAGTGCGGCAGGGCAAGTTTTCGATCGAGTTGTATCTCAAACAATTGCGAGTGTAACAAAACTAGGGCAAGCATTTACAAGTCTTGGTGGCTCGTTTGACATGATGACAGAGAGATCTTTGTTTTCATCTGATGCAACAAGATTACAAGCTAAAAACTTATTAGAACAAGGCAAAAGGACTGAAGCTGCTGCTTTAATGACAAAAGAGCTTACAAAAGCTTTAGGGCCAACAGCCGTTGAAGATTTAAAAAGATTAGGAGAAAAAAGTAAGGAATTATCTCAAAAATGGGGAGTTCTTAAGACACAAATGGAGCTATTACTTGTTGGCCCATTGACAGACATGATTGAGATGTTGAACAAAATAGTTAGTCGTGAAACAGCAAAATATAAATTAGGGAGTGCTATACAAGAATCTCAAAGACTTGGAGTTGGTAATTCTATTGATGTAGCTACTAAAGATGTAATAGCAAAAGAAGTATCCAAATTAGGAGGAATTGGGAAACTTGATAGATACTTCCCTGGAGAAGCAGAAATGGTAGGTGGACTTGGAGGTATTGATGTTAACGCTCTTGACGCAGAATCAATATTGAAGATTGTAAAAGCATTAGAAAAATATAATGAATCAATTAAAGACTTTTCAACAGCGTCTAAAGGAAAAGGGCTTTTACCTTCAGCAGATGAAAATAATGAAGTTTTTCAATCTTTTGAAAAGATTATTCAGGCTCAAGAAAAACTTAATGAAAAAACAAAACTTGAAAAAGAGATTGCTAATGCTGTTAATGAAGAAGCAAGAGTTGAAGCTAAATTAAAACTAGCAATATTAGATATTGAAGGAAAAATAACTGATGAACAAAGAGAAAGATTAAAAAATGCTATTAAAGCAGGAGAAGAAACAGGAAAATTAAAAGTAAAATGGGAAGACATTAAAGAAACTATTGCTAGTGGTTTAACAAGTGCAGTTGAAGGATTAATAGATGGAACGAAATCATTAGGTGAATCATTAGCTGGAATTGCTAAATCAATTGCAAATATGTACTTGAAAGCAGCATTTATGAACTTGTTGCCCACTAATTTAAAATTAGCAGAAGGAGGTTATGTCTCTAATGGCATCAAACCGTTTAGTTCAGGTGGAATGGTCACAAGACCAACCGTAGGACTCGTAGGAGAAGCTGGAGAAGACGAATACATAATTCCTGCATCAAAGATGGCTGCAAGTATGCAACGCTACTCAGCAGGTGCTAGAGGTGAAGCTGTAATCCCTGGTACTGGTTCGTCTTATGCGGGTGGCGGTGCAGGAGGATCTACTACTGTTAATTACTCTGGGCCTATTCTTAATTTTAACTCTGAAGAGTTTGTTCCTAAGTCTGCTATAGGTCAAATCATTGCAACAGCCACATCAAGAGGTGCTAAAGCTGGAGAAGCTAGGACATTATCTAGTCTTCAAAATTCTCGTAGCAGAAGGAGTAATTTAGGATTATGAGTCTTGTTGCTTTAACTAATTTTATTACTATTACTAATCCCAATGGGTCAGTAGCCAATATTCCTGACAAGTTTCAAAACGGAAGACACTCTCCTGCAATTAGTGAATTTCAATACCTTTCTTTTATTTATCAAGGAGCTGCAAGAAATAGATCTGGAGACAATATGACTTCATCATTATTACTTGCAAATAATGAGTTGAGCAGGAATTATGCACAACAAATTGTGCTTAACAAATACCATGTAAAAGTAGAAACTTGGTTGATGACAGAAGCATTTGAAAGAAGCAAAGAATTAACAGAAGAGCAATGGTTAGCTTCTTCTATGTCATACGATCCAGAGTCAATAGAAATTATTCTGTCTTCTGCTATTGATGCTGTTGGTGCAAACGCTCCAGATAAAGTCTTAACAAGAGATATTGTTGGAGCTTTACCGATTACTGGATCAATTCAAAACAGGTGAAGCCACATCAATTAGTTGGTCTTCCTTATCGTTTAGGGGCTGATCCAGAAAAGCATAAGGCTGGAGATTGTTTGTCTTTGGTTCGTACAGTATTAGCAAACTATGGTTTTACTGTTCCTCAAGGGCAGCGTGATTGGTATCGAAGATTAAGGAAAAAAGACTATAGTATCTTTTTTGAAGAATTAAATAGGTGGGGAGTTGAATCACCCCCTAAACTAGGGACAATTGCTTTATGCAAATCAGATGATGGTTATGGCATGGCAACTTTTTACGAGGAAGGATGGCTAAGTTACCAAAAAACATTAGGCGGCCAGGTGGTGATTTGGTTACCTCTAAACGCCCTCATGGTAGAAGGCTGTTATTACCAACGGAAGTAGAATTATGTAAGGTTTTAGGAATTAGTGAAGATGAGTATTGGTATTTTCAAGATACGGTTGCTGCATATAACGGACAAAGGCCAGAAGGATATGAATTAATTCCTGATATTAGAGCTGGAAACATAGCTGTCGCTCTTGGTTTTAAATCAGCACAAGCATTGTTTATTCAAATAGGAATAGCTGTTGCTGCTGCAACTGTTTCTTACCTTTTAACACCTAAACCAAAAGAGATAAAATCAGGTGGTAGCAGAAGAACTGCTGATGCAATTGGTAATACTAAGTTTGCTCCACAAGCTTCTTTTAATTCAATACAAGAGTTAGCAAATATAGGTGATGCTATTCCTCTTATCTTTGCTAATCAAACAACACAAGGAGGATATGTTTATGGAGGAGTAAGAGTTAACAGTCAACTTTTATGGTCGCAATTTGTAAGTCTTGGTAAATATCAACAATTAAAAGCACTTGCTTTGTTTTCTCATGGAACGATAGACGACACTTGGGTTGATGAAAATAATGTCATCCATAAGCATCCAATGTATGAAGGCTTTGCTGTAGGAGATACGCTTTTAAATACTTATAACGCTCATAAAGTTGGTCTTTATTTTAGGAACGGGAGTGCTTCAACAGATAACAGAATTATTGAATCAGATAAATATTCTGAATCTGAGTTAGTTTTTTCAGGTGGAAATGATCCTTTTATTGTTGGTGTTCCAAATAAGGCTAACACACGTGTTCCAACAATAACCAGCAAGGCATTTAGTGGGACAAGAAATCCTACAACACAGACAGCTTTTGGTGTTTATTCTCCTGTTCCTAATGCTCAAATTTGCAGATTACCTTATGAGTTAATTCGTGATCCTAGAGGTTCTTCTAAAGAATCAATTAAGGACATGATGAGGAAAAGAAAAAAAGTTGAATTTGCTAGATGGCCTACAAGAGCTGGAATTTTAAAGATAAACAATACAACAACAAAAGGACTTTATTCTGTTGTTAAAGATGACGAAATTACATATCAAATAATAGGAATGGATAGCGGAGAAAGTAATGCTTTACAAAGAGTTTATGACGCAGATAAAAATACTCCAGGTTATCAAGTGGTTACTGGAACTGGTAACGCAGATGCTTTTAATTACAGACCTCATGGAGTTGAAGATGTTGATAATTTAACAACGTCAATAAGAGAAAATACAGATTCTTTAATAACAGTTGGAGAGCAATATTTAATTGGAACGGCACTTGTTATTTGCACATCAAATAATGACAATCCTGTTCCTTGGTCTATTAACGAAACGAAAGCATATACTTTTAAAGTTATTGAACCTGGCGAAGTAGATATTCCTGTTAATGGAGCAGATTTATCTAAACATTGTCAAAATCCAGAATGGTTTGATCCTGCTGGTTCTGGTCAAGACACAAATGCAACATATAGTTTAAGTGATTTAGCACCTATTTTTTGGCAACAAATTATTAGTGGTACTGAGCTTAATTATGTTAGAGGAACAAATGATTTATATTATGGTCACGATATTTATACAGCTCAACGAATTGCATTAGCAACTGTTTCTAATAATAGAAAATGTGATGTTACGGAAATAGGAATTAAATCAATTGTCTTTAAACGTATTCGATTTGCAAATGTTAACAGTCAGCCCGATGAAGAAGCATTAAAAAGAGCATTTGAAGATAGGACACAAATACAATTAGGACAAGTCGATGGTTATGCAAAAAGAATTTCATTATTTATGTTGCAAGTAAGGCAGATAGGAGATTCTAGTTGGACAGATTTAAAAAACACATCAATAAGTAATCATAGTGGTTTATTTGCAGTTAAAGGGAATACTCCAGAAGCTCAATATAACGCTATTACAATTTCACATCCTACCTGTGACCAATATGAGTATAGATTTAAACCTTTTCCTGGTAATTACATAACAAGAAAAGAATTATGGGGTAAAGCATTTAATTTGTTAGCGACTGATGGAGGTGGTAATGCACAAGTTTCTCATTTTCCTTCTAATGATTTTGATATAGCTTTTTCAGGTAATGAAGAATATAGAATTGATCAAGATGAAGCTTGTAATCCTGAATGGCAATTAGGAGCGTCTTCTGTTAGTACAAGTGGAACGGTAACAAGTGTAAGACTGAACGGAAAAACAGAATGGATTTCAAGCCCAAAATTTAATGGGTCAGTTACAAGTTGCAAATGGGATACAAATAGAGTTATTACAGGCACATCTCATTCAATTATTTTATGGAATGAAATTAGTGCTCCTAATTGGTCTACTGGACAAGTTGCTCAAGGTTTACCAGCACATCAATGGCAGTTATATGACGGAGTAAGAAATGATTGGGTTATAACTGCTTTCCCTAACGATAAAGATTCATGGGAGGAAGTTTGGTTTTGGCAAAGAAGCCCTGAAAGAAGATTTATTGTTGCTGATCCTTCTGTTTATGGTTACCCCGCAGATTCTCAGTCAATCTCATATCATATGTTTCATGTAATAGAACAGACATGGCAATGCAAGCAAGATTACGCAACAAGATATAATCATTTCAATGGATCTGTTTCTGTTACTGAAGGTACTGGGACTGGGTTAAAAGTTAATTTAATAATTCAAAAAGTAAATATAAATCAATTCAATGTAGGTTTTCCTACTGTATATGAATACAAAGCAACATGGTCGTTAGATCCTAATAACTTAGGAACTGGCTACACTAATGGAGATCAAGTAAAAATTCCTTGGACTGATCACGGTGGAAATGCAAGAACAATCAATGTAACTTTATTAGTTAGTGCTAGACAAGTAACAACAAGAGCAGCACAAAACTTCAGTCCATTTGATGCTTTAGCTGATTGGAACGTATATGAAGGAGATGAAAATAGTAATCGTAATGAACCAGATCACGAAATTGTTTATATCAACGAAATATTAAAACCACCAGTAGATCAAGCAACGGATAAAGAAAAACCTGCGGAATATAATGATTTAGCTTTTGCTGGTATAAGAATTAACAGTTCAAAAGAGTGGACAAACTTTAGTCAATTTTCTGCTTACTTTAAAAAAGGAATAAAAATAGAACAGTTAAACAGTAGTGGGAAAGGAGCTTCTAATTTATTTCCTGAAATTGCCCATGCGTTATTAACTAGCACAGAAATAGGAGCAGGAAAATTAGTTGGTGCTAGTTCTGTAGATCGAGCAGCAATGGCTGATGCTGCTGATTATTGTTCTAAAAATAGATTTTTCTGGGACGGTACAATTTCATCCAAGTTAAATTTAAGAGATTTTATCTTTGAACACGCTGGTTATTGTTTACTAGATTTTACAATTATTGGAGGTAAATTTAGTCTCAAGCCTTCTGTCCCTGTTGATTCCAGCAATAGAATTAATAGAACAATTTTACCTGAAATAAAATGTCTTTTTACTGATGGAAATATTAATGACCTACAAGTTTCGTTCTTAAGTCCAGAAGAAAGACAAACATTTAGAGCTGCTGTTCTTTATCGTGGCGAAAATCCAAACGGTTTTCCAGAAACAAAATCTCTTTTAATTGAAGAAAAAATTGCTGGTGGATCAACTGATCCTATTGAAACTTTTGACTTATCTGGTTTTTGTACTTCAAGACAACAAGCAGAGTATTTTGCTTTCTTTGCGATTAGATCAAGACGTTTAGTTGATCATGGTTTAACTTTTAAAACAGCCCCTCAATATATTCAACATCTTAGCCCTGGTGAATATTTTAGATTAGTTTC